AGTGAAGAATATTAATTCCTTGAAGACGATACCAAGCAAACACATCATCTAGTAAGGCACCATATACAAGAATTGTATGAGGACTGAGTTTATCAACAACATAATCAAGCCCGTTGATAAAATGCTTTCTGTCATCTAAATCTCTCATCTGACCATGCGAACCGACAGATATCACATTATCTTTTGATATACCCAGGCAAGCAATATCGTAAGTTCTCTCATCCCCCCAACGAATATTTGGAATGACTGGAATTCCCATTGATTGAAGCCAATTACCTATAGCACGACTTCTGTATATATTATTTACTTGCATGTTATACGGCATGTCTCTAAATAGACTAAAATCAGGAAGGATAACCCCTTCAAACTTAGAAAGTGTATCCAAATGAAGTTTTGGATTCTTCCAAATATTTTCAAATTTATAATCATCCTCATAAAAACATAGCCATGAAAATTTCTCCTTAGTTTGATGCCTTTTTGAAAATAAAACCATTTTTTCTGGCAAAATGCCATTATAAGGTCTAATAATCGGAATTTCTTCTTTTCCTGCGTAAGCAGCATCTTTCACTAGGAATGCATTAAAAACGTCTTTGCAACCTTTTCGGTTACCTTGAATTTTTACCATAGAGTAAACCTTTCTATTGAAATATCCAGACGACTATGGTAAACTGATATTGTGTATGTCGGTTTACCCAGCCGCTCTATCCAAGCCTTGAGTCCCCACTCAAAGGCTTTTTCTTTTACCAACCTTCTTTTTCATATTGTCCAAGTTGAAAACTAGCCATTGCTTGTGTAACTTTGCATTGTTCTACGACCTCTTCAACAGATAAATTTTTAACTAATCTTTTTGGAACTAATAATTCTCCTGCGAAGCAGTTGGCTTGCCACTCAGGGTCTTCGTAGGCTTTTCTACTTTTCATTTCTTCAACCGTACGACAAAAAACTATCTCTTCTTGACGATGTTTAAAAAAATGAAGAAGTTCGTGAGCAATTGTGGATCTGGAAAATCCATCATCTTCACAAGCTTTCTCATATATATCTTCACGAATATGAATTAAGTTTTCACCTTTGAGGGTTTCTCCATAGTTATTAGGCATATCCCCAATTGGAACAATCTCATAATCATAATATCCAGTTTCCGCCAATAATTCAAAAACCTCAACAATTGGATAGGCAAGTTCATTAGACAACTTTGTCTTATCACGGAAATAATCAGCATAGTTTCGAATTTCTAATCTAGAACATGGGACTACTTTATAATTATAGGTCATTAACTTCCTCCGAATTCTTATTAAAAAATTTAGCAAGTTTTGATAAATCTTGAGTATCAAATCTTTCAAGACTTCTCGCAAAAGCAAATGCTGTATCTTTTTGTGCATCAGTTAACATTTCCAGATTGATTTCAATCAACTGTTGACTATCTTGCTGGGAACGTCTCAATTCAGCTAACTGCTCTCCATCCAACTTGTACTCCTTTACTAGTTTTTCTTCCCAAGTTTTTGGGATTTTCTTTTTACCATTCTCCACAGCTGATAAAAAGGCTGAGCTGACACCTAGCTTTTCTGCCATTGTTTTGAGGATTTGGCCTTGGTCTATTCTTAATTTTCTTAGAAATTTTCCATATTCTGTAATCATTTTATTTTCCTCCATTTTACCTCTTATAATATAATTATAAACCATTTTCTAATATTTTTCAACCCTTTAGGTTAATTTTTTTAAATATTATGGTTAATTCAATTGCTACACTAATCATAATAGATAATAAATCGTATTTCAAAAAATAAAAAGGCCATAGCATGAGCACTTCCTCTCTTAGCTATGGCCTTATAAATTTACTTCTGTTCCTTCTAAAAACTTAACGGTAATGCTGCCGTCTTCACCAAGCATAATCTTCTCAAGTACCTGGCACATCTTTCTTCCATCAAATACTTCCTGCTCGCTATCAAGGAGTCCCTTTAGTTGAGCCGCATGGTACTTCTCTAATTTTTGCTCTTCATTCAAGCTATTCCACTTTTCTAGTAGCTGTTCCTTTTTTTCATGAAGAATCTCTATTGCTCTCAGGAAGGCTTGCTGCAGGGTTTCTTCATCAATATGGCGATTAGTGCACCCCTGTATTCCTTTTACCTTATATCGGTTGTTGCATTGCCAGACAGGCCGCTTTCCTCTACTGGTTGTCCAGTTCTTTCGACCAAATAGACCTCCGCATTCCTTACAGAATACTTTGCATGTGAATGGATTTTGTTCGCACTGGATAATGTAAAAATTGATGTGATTATCCTGCCTATACTGATTTCTTCGTTCTACCTCAAGCTGAACCAAGTCCCAATCTTCCTTATTAATAATAGCCTCATGGTTGCCTTCTATATAGTATTGATTCACCTGTCCCTGGTTCTCACTGCGCTTCTTGGTAAGAAAATCAACCGTATAAGTTTTCTGTAAGAGGGCATCTCCCATGTATTTCTCATTTTGAAGCATTCTTTGAATGGTAGTGGGATACCAGTTAGCTTTCCCATTCCATCCTGGAACCCCTTCTTCTTTTAGACTTCTCGCTATACTTTCTGGTGTTTCTCCTTGTAAAAAATCCCGAAAGATTCGTCTGACAATCTTGGATTGCTCCTCATTGATGATAAGATTTCCATTCTCGCCCTTGTCGTACCCTACAAACTTGGTTGTGTTAACCCTTACTTCTCCCCGTTCAAACTTCTTTCGAATCCCCCATGTCGCATTCTCTGAGATAGAACGAGATTCGTCTTGGGCCAAGGAAGAAAGAATGGTCAAGAGCACCTCACCTTTTGCATCCAAGCTGTCAATATTCTCCTTTTCAAAGGTAACTCCAATTCCAAGTTCTTTTAACTCCCGAACATATTTCAAGCAGTCTAGCGTGTTCCTAGAAAAACGGCTGATAGACTTCACAATGATTCTATCTACTTTGCCTTTCCGGCAGTCAGCTATCAACCGATTAAACTCTGTGCGTTTCTTGGTATTAGTTCCTGAAATCCCCTCATCCGCATAAATATCAACCAACTCGTAGAGAGGATTCTGCTGAATATACTCTTTGTAATACCGAACCTGGTTCTCATAGCTTGATAGCTGTTCGTCTTGGTCGGTGGATACTCGGCAGTAGGCCGCCATTCGGATTTTCTGAATGTGTTGCTTCTGCTCGACTTGTATCGTTTTCTTTGCTGGAATAACTGTAATATTTTTTGCCACCGATGTTCTCCTCCTTTACCACTGTGGGCTCATGGATACTCCAATCCTGTACTACACCGTCTGGCACGCGCATGCCGATGCAGGCGGCCTTCCCTTCTCGGATGTACTTGCTACAGACCCATACAACCTTTCCTTTGTAATACTTCTGCCGTTTTAAAGTAGAGCCACAATGCTCGCATTTCAATAAGCCACTCAAAGGATATCGTCGGTTGTAATCTGTGCGCGCGTCTCTCTTACTGTTTTGTCGCAAAATCTTTTGAACGGATTCCCAATCTTCTCTGGATACAATAGCTTCATGGTTATCTGTAATCAGGTACTGCTGCACCTGACCTTGGTTTAGACGTTGCTTGGCCTTGATTTCCGCAAAATAGTATTTTTGCAGAATTGCATCCCCCTTATACTTCTCGTTTTTTAGAATATTGGTAATAGTACTTGAATACCATTTCCCACCGTCTACCGTAGAAACTTTCTCTTCATTAAATAGCTTTGCGATGACATGAACTCCCATACCAGATAAATAAAGGTTATAAATCCGTTTGACGATTTTAGCTTCCTCAGGATTGATGATTAACTCACCGTTCTCATCCTTGTCATAGCCTAAGAAGCGCTTAGTGTTAATCACCAGCTCTCCTCGCTGGAACTTCTTCTGAAAAGCCCACCGTTGGTTCTCACTCATGTTGCGCAGTTCTTCTTCTGCATAGCTAGCCAGAACCGTAAGCATGACCTCTCCTTCGTTTGATAAGGTATGGAGATTTTGTTCTTCAAAGAAGATATCCACTTGAATAGTTTTCAGTTCCCGGCTTACTGCAAGTAATAACTCAGTGTTTCTGGCAAAGCGAGAAATGGACTTAGTATGAATGACATCAATCTTTCCTGCCCTACAATCTTCCAACATCTGCTGAAAGCCTGGACGCTTGGCCAGTTTTCCTGAAATCCCCTGATCATAATAAACTCCGACAAACTCGACATCTTTTTTATTTTTAAAAAAATAATTATAGTAGGCTTGCTGATTGGTGAGGGAATCTTGTTGCTTTTCTGTCATGGTTGAAACACGCGCATAAGCACAAACTCGTTTCTTTTCTGGCTTCATCCCACTCTCCTTTCTTCCTTATTATATATCACTCTAAAGGCCAAATTTATCAAGTATTCAGCTCACTCATTCAAGCACTTTTCTACTTGAAATGCTGTCTATGTAAAGAGCCTGCATGAAGGGTTCCAAACAGACTCTGTTTGCTTATTCAATCCGCAGTACTTGGCCAGGGTAAATCAAATCCGGATTCTCAATTCCATTGATAGCCGCTAAGTGCTGGTAGTTCGTGCCGCACATAGCTGCAATAGCGGAAAGCGTATCGCCACTTTCAACTGTATAAGTGGTGCTGCTAGGTGCTTGAGGATTTCCAGTAACCTGCAAAACTTGCCCCGGATAAATCAAGTCAGGATTGGCAATCCCATTGATTGCCGCTAATTCCTGATAACTTGTTCCATAAAGAGCCGCAATAGCTGATAGGGTATCCCCCTCTTGAACCGTGTAAGTCCCAGTCGACCCTGTGGCTGTTGCTTGTTGCGGCACTTCTGACCGAGGTTCTGGTACCTGTCCGGTATAAACAGAACGCAAATCCCGATACATATAATTGGAATCTACTCGGCCACTGATACCACCAACAATTCCGTCACTGGTAAACTGCCAAATATCTGTTGGAACAGAACAAGTAGCCACCTGCCACTGAGCTACCCAATTCGTATAACGGGATAAGTCGCCCATATTCTGGAACCAGTACAGGCTCGCATACACACCAGCCCAGTAACCAGCTGCTTCTACATTGTCACAAAACAGTCGGCAGATAGCCGTAGAAGTTTCCCAACTCACACCCCCATTGTTAGCTTTCCAACCGTCCGCATCCTCCATATCAATGTAGAGCGGCATAGAAGGATGGAATTGACGAGCAAAGTTCAAAAAGGCATTGACCTCAGCTTGTGCTTCTCCCAAATTTCGAGCATAGCTATAATGGTAAAATCCGTACGGAATGCCAACCCGCTCACATTCAGATGCATTTCGTCGTGCACGCAGGTCTTCCGCAAATCTACCCCAAGACGAACGGATAATGACAAAGTCAACATTGTTTTTCAACTGATCAAAATCAATAAAACCATTGTGTTCACTGATATCTACTCCAAATAATGCCATCTTATTTTTCCTCCGATTTTAATTGTTTCAAAGTTTGTTTGAGTTTCTCTGGAACTGGCAGACCAATCAGTGCTGCATTTTCTATAATACTGAGCCCCTCGTTAGACAAGTAATAGAAAATAATAGCGGTTCGGATGATGCCTCCCTGTTTCAAGATATGAGTATCAATAATCTGCCCCATGGCCACTAGCATCAAAATGACAACTTTTTTAAACAGTCCTCGAAAACCAACTGCACTGGATAGCTTCTTTTCAACAACTGCTGCCATCAATCCACTAATATAATCAATAGATATGAAGACAATCAAGGCAAAAATAAAACCATCCCAGTCACCAAAAACACTTCCTAAAAGTCCTCCTACTGTGGAAAACAAGACTTTATTCGCAAAAACTAACTGTTTCATGATGCATTTTCCTTTCTATGTGGTTCGCTCCAGTCTGGATTTCCTTTTTCATCAAACTGCATGATATAGAAATTCTTGTGGAATAACTCAGACAAATTCATGGTAGGGACTGTCGCTCCCCACTGAGTCAGAGCTCCCACAGTTTCGACTTCCATCAACTGACGTCGACCTTCTTTAATCACGGGACGCTTTTGTACTTCTCGGTACATATAAAAATCCTCCCCCTCATTTTTGCAGCGAATGAACTCACCATTCTCACGCATATAAGTGAGTGCTGCCACCAAATCAAAAGGTTCTGTAATTCTACTTAGATCAGACAGTAATTCCTTTTCTTCCATCTTTCTTTCCTCCATCTATTTTTAATGGTGTAGTTGCTTCTTTGAGATCAGCTTCCAATTCTTCTTTCTTCTGAAGGAGAACTTGGTAAGCTTCCTCTTTCTGAGTCAATTGAATGGCTAAGAGGTTCTTTGATGTTACCTCATCAGCCAGCTTTCTGGTCAGCTCTTCAATCGTTAAACGAAGAGCCTGATTAATTTCTTCTTGGTTCATTTGTTTCCTTTCTTATAAACGTCCCACTAAGCTTCTGGTATCCCACCAGGCTGGATGCCCTTCACTATGGCTAGCTCTGTATTCATAGAGCGCCCCAATGCTATTAGACATCCGTTGTAATATCTCGTGAAGTGAGACATAATTACCGCTTGTATCTAAATAGAGCCAAACATCGCCTGTATTAATGGTTGAATCCCTTCTGTCCTGTTTCCTGCTCGGGCGCAGTTGGAGTTTTCCTGTTGTGGTCATGACCCAACCATCTTTATTATCATAGGCAGAACTAGCAAAAGATAATTCATCCCCGACCAGATCAAGTGAATCAATATTGTACCCATTCCAAGCTCGAATACCAACAAAGCCACTATCATTGGAGCTTTCAGTGCCATAACGATTTGAGCCAATAACAGTTACACCCGCTCTTCCTTTGCCATCGACATTCCCTGTCGCAAACTTAATAAACTGGGTTGGATAACCAGTCAGAACTCGTTTCAAGGCAGCTTGGTCTGTATAATACAAAATCTGACCAGCATTGAGACTAATTTCCATAGCTCGGTTAATAGCTGTTAGGATACCACCTGATATTTTGTTCGCAGATAAGGTTACCGACTGCACCTGGCTGATGAAGGCTTGCTTTGAGAAAAGCTTCCTCAGATAAGCTTCGGTCGCAGATAGCTTGTTAAACAAGGCATCATCTACTTTCAGTTTCTCAGCCGTTACTGCTTCTGCACTTAAGATTGCAGTTGTGACTGATCCCGATTCAAAGTTGGCTGTCTTTAACTTATCCACCATGGCAGATTTAATCACAGCATGGTCAATTAAAGTTTGTCCTGTGATATGAGTGAGTCTACCATGGATATGATTTACTCCATTCGCTAATAGATTCAAACTGTTTAGTACTGCCCCACTTGAAGTCAAATGCTGAACTGACCAACTGTTTGCGAGCTGAGTTTGAACAGTAGAAACTTTCTGGGTCAAATCCGTCACCTTGGTCACATAGGAAGAATCTGTCAGAACAATCTGGGCCAAGTTATGTTTGACACTGTCTTCCTTTGAGCCAATGAGCCGTGAGTACAGATTAACTGTTTCCTGAACCTTTTGAAAGTCACTGCTGCTGGTTTTGCCATTGACTGCCTGCATGATTTCTGAAAAACGTCCTTCCACTGTTTGAAAATAGGAGGCAATCTTGGTTTCTGTGTACTGCCGGTTATCCTCTGGAGCTGGACTTGGTGTCGTCGCAATTGTCCCATCTTCCAATTGTGGGTCCCGAATATAAAGAACATCGCCAACAAGCCAGCCATTTGAATAACATACCCAGGACCAATATTTCTCAAACTTCACGGTAAAAGGATGAACAAACCGATGCCATTCAGTTTGAAGTGTCACGGTCGAAACACCACCTGTCTCAAAACCAAACCGAACAACTACCGACCGACTCGCTTTCATGTCGGCCGAATAGACCATTTTCTTCCCTTGCCATTCAGCCCCCCTTAAATCAAAAATGGGCTTATGAAAGCCACCATTTCCTGCTTTGGTACAAGTAGCTTTGAGATAGTATCCACTTTTGGCATTCGTATCCGGTACCCGTTCAAACTTCCATTCTGATACATTAGACGAGAGGGGTAACAGACCATCAAAATCATAATGACGGATGTAGTTGCGCCCACCAATTTGCAAACTCTCAAAGCGACGATTTAAGCCTTTCACATCTTCTGAATAGGAGGCTTTTGCGACATAGTCCTTGGCTACTTGCTCTCGGACAGTTCTGGCCTGATTGGCTGTTTCCGTCCGTACATACTGCTCCAGTCGTTCCCGCCGTTCACCATCTTTTGAAACATACTCCTGAACCTGTTGGAGAGTTGTTTCAAGACCGGATAGAGTTTGCTTGACTTCTATCTTACTGACAAAAGTGCCCATTTTCTGAAGAATTTCTGTTTGAAAAACTTTCAAGTCTGCTGTTGTTCGATTCGTTACTTCTTGGACATTGTTCAGAGCTTTCTGAGTGGCTCCTGCCTTGCCTAAGGCTTCTTCCGTCTTTTGAGTAATCGTATGAAGAGTCGACTCTGTCGATTTCGTAAAAGCAGTAAACGAACTCTGAATCTGATCACGAGTCTGAGCTGCAATTTCCTCTGCCTTTGCTTTTGCCTTTTCAATGCCATCTAATACCTTACTCTCTTGCTTCTCAAAAGCAGCATCAAAGGCCCTATTGGCATTTTCTAAAGCTCGTTCAACCATCAAATCATGGCTGCCTTGAGCAAGGGTTAAGATGGAATGAGCTGCAGCCGTCAATTTTGAAGAGGTATTATGGCCACCTTCTCTGACTTTATCGTCAAAGGTCAATGAGAAATATTCTTTAGTCAGTGCATCGTATTCATAAGCCACGGCTTGCTTTAACAAATCCACATAATGCTTTCGGCTTTTTAGAGTGACCCAGTCTCCCAAATGAACCGTTTGACCATCTAGCTCATAGGCTTCTATCACAATGGCATCCTGCTCTCGGTCAATCTTATCATGATAGAATTTACTCTCACCCCATTTTCGCAATTCTTCAAGGGTTTTAAGATTGTTATTCGTGAATTCTTTTTCGTTGATGTAGGGATAAGCATCAAGCAAAGGACTGTCAACAGTCACGGTTAACGTCTTCTCTTCTTTAGCTCCTTCTGGTTTAAAGGTCGAATGAACATGGATACGTGTCACTACAGTTTGCGAACTTCTATTCCGTTTGTAGGATTTCAGGTTCTGATGAGTCGTAATAATGACACCACGATTCTCTCCTCGGTGCTCTTGAATAGAGAATAAGAAATTATCTCGAGTGACCTCACCTTCCCAGGTTCCAACAATGGAATGCGCTCCATCTAGCAGTACACTGTATAGTGTTGTTGTCTCTTTGGTATTGAAATCCCTGTGCTTTACGATATCACTGGTAAAAGAGAAAGGACTAAGACTAGTTTTGGCTGCCTGAACCATACTGGATAAGGCCGTCATACATCCGACCTGAGAATTTCCAATTGGCTTAATGGAATGCTGCATGACATCATCCGTAATGTGATAGCATAGTACCTCCACATGTTCATCCATCTCAACTGGTTTCTTAATCCGAAACAGCTGTTCTCCCAGTTCAGGTACAGGAGCCTTAATGAGTTTATCTACCTTCAACTGACGATAAAGATGGCTGTCCGTTATAGGATACTTGAGGGTTAAGGTAAAATCTCCATTCAAGGTTTCCTTTACCCTAGCAGATACCGCTTCATAAAGGGGGATACCGTTCCATTTAACTGTTTGTACTTCCTTATCCAATAAATAAAGCATTAGGCCCACCCCCAGACAATCTCAAAACGAATGGACTGAATCCCAGTTCCCAATACGACTCCCACTGTTTTATCTTTTGAAGAGTCAATCGTCAAAAAGTCACCAGACCAATTGATTCTTTTTCCTGATAAGGCTCTAAAACTTGGTTTGTCAGGGTTGTTATCCATCACTAGTGTTTCACCAGACTCTATCTTCTCCAAATGAATAACTTGATTACCTATCGTAAAACTGGTTTCAGTTGAGTTGTTTCCCATTATGGTCAATTGGGGAAAAGCCAAAGCCGAACCTTTCGTTCGCAAAGCACCATTTTGAGTGAATGACTGACTATCTGTATCTTTAAAGAATTTTGTAGGATGGCATTGGAAGGTCGCTTCCATCTCATAAACTCCATGCTTGTCCTTTATCATTTTTGAAACAAGTACCTTATAGCACCAAAGACGGACTGTCTTCAACTGCTCACTCTCCAGCCAAAACTGTTCTTTAGAAAAGAGAGTCAAAAACTGAAAAAGTTCTTCTTCACTTGGCTTGACCACATAAATCTTAAATGTCAACTCCATCACATTTCGATGCTTGTTGGTTTCCATGACGGCACCACTGATCCCTCTATGCTCAAGGAGCTGAGTCTTGCTGCCTTTCATGACAATCGGTGGACTATTTTCTACAATCACCTTAAAGGGGAAAGAGGAAGTATGCACCCCATCAATGACTAATTCATTGTATCGAATCATGTTCCCAATCCTTTCAGTTGTTTTTGCCTAGCAAGTTCATCTGCCAATCTTCCTGCCACATGTTCTGATAAGCGTTCTAAATCCGCTTCTTCTCTGATCACAACATCTGAAATAGTGATAGTAATCTGTGGCAGAACATCCAAGGTAGAAGCAATTCCACGACCAATCTGACCCAATGTTTCTCGGTTTAAGGGAAGAACCGCTTCTCTGCCTGCCTCCCCTCCTGCTAAGAGATTCGTACCATTTAGGCCAAAGATGGTTGGCTTGGTTAAAATCCCACCTTTGGCATACCATTCAATCCCAATCCGTGGAATATCCCCCTTTAACCAATCAAGCGGATTAGCGGATCCACTGACACTAAAGTGTGGTAACGGAATATGCGGCCAAGAGATATGGAAATTAAAGAGATTCTTTATGGCATTGATGGCAGAGGAGACGGCATTTTTAGCCCCATCAATTGCTCCAGAAATGGCATTTTTGATTCCATCCCAAATATTTCGAACAGTTGAGAAGATGTTGTTTAGGACATTTGATATGGTCTGCAAGATACCATTCCAGATATTGGATAGTGTGCTTGCAATCCCCTGAACAATCCCTGTAACCGTGGATTGAATGGCATTCCAAATGGATGAAAATAAAGAAGAAAGGGCTGATAGAATATTTGAAACACTATCTTTGATGCCGTTCCAGCTATTCACTATAAATTGCCAGATGGCATTAAGAATGGTGCCAATGATGGACTGAATCCCTTCCCATACGGTAGATACAATTTGCTTAATGGTTTCCCAGGCACCAGACCAATCCCCAGTAATTATCTGCATGACCAATGTGATAATGCTAAGAATAACATTTAGGACTGTTTCTATTATCGTCTTGATAATATCCCAGGCTGTTGTGACAACGAGCTTGATATTCTCCCAAACGGCTGTTAGATACGGCCCAATTAAATCCATAATGGTGGTGATTACCGTCGAAATGGCATTCCAGACTGTTGTTGCAGAATCTTGAATCAACTGCTGATTTTCCTGCCACCAAGAAACCAAGGTTCCCCAAATTTCCATCACAAAGTCTACGACTTGTTGAACGATGAAAGAAATAGCTGAATAGATAGCATTCCAAGCTTCAGTAACAGCCGTTCTGAAAGCTTCATTATGTTCCCATAGTTCCTTAATACCAATGACCAATAAAGCAACAGCCGCTATCACCGCAAGTACAATCCCTACAATCGGAGCAGCCGCAGCTAACATCCCTCCAATCGTCGTCCCAAGAGCTAAAGCTGCAGCTTGTAAGGCTACAATAATGGGTAAGAGAATACCCGCAACAGTCACCAGTCCACCCACAACCAGAATGAACTCCCGCACAGGTTCCGGAAGATTCAAGAACCATTCCGCAACACTTTTTAAAAGCGGAACAAGTTGTTGGAGAAACGGAGCTAGGGTTTCTGCAATCGCTCCTCCAACTTCGGCCATGGCCTCTTTAGCTGCATTTTGAGCCAAGGTGAACTGATCAATAGGGTCAAGTGTTGCTTCATAGGTGGAAGCAACCACTCCCTTTGCTTTTTCTGCGGTTCCCGCTAAATCATCAAAAGATAGAGCCCCCCGCTTAATGGCATCCACCATCCGTGGAGCAGCTTTAGTACCAAAGATACTGGATGCAAGCGTTAAGGCTTCCGTTTCACTAGTGCTGTTTCGGATTTGTTCGACCGTTTCTTTTAAGCCTTCACTCAGTGTCTTTCCTTTAGCTGCATAGTTGACTGCTGCTTTGGAGAGAGAAGAAAGAGCAGCCGAAGAATCGACCCCACTTTTTTCAAACTGCCCCATAAGAGCCACGCCCTCATCAAACGAAAGTCCTAAAGCCTTAATTTGTGGAGCACCTTGAATGGCTTTGGTCATCAAATCCTGAACGCTGACACCAGTCGCCTGGGCCGTATAAGTGACAGTATCTAAGACTCGATTTAAATCACTCGTCTCAAGTCCATAAGCTTCAATAGCTTGTTTTGCAGAAATAGCTGATTCCGTCACGTCCGAACCATTGATTTCCGCATACTTAATCAAAGTCGCAGAAGCGTCCTTTAAGGCATCACCAGTCAACCCAAACTGGGTATTAAGCTCACCAACAGCACTGCCGACTGTTTGAAAGTCTGTGGGAATCTCAGTCGCAAGAGCTTTTGCAATATCTGTCATCTCATCCAGCGCTTTTCCACTGGCACCGGTTTTGGTGACGATGATATCCATCCCTTCGTCCACTTCCCGAAAAGCTTCCAGTGTTGCTTTCCCGAAGTCAATCAATTTCTGACTGATTTCGCTCAGTTTTTCACTGAAGTTGGCTAGAATCTCAGACCTTAGTAGATTGTTAGTTTCTGCTAAGCTGTGGTTGGCATTATCACTTGCCCCACTCATGCTGCCCATCTCATTTTGCAAATGATGATAAGCCGTCTTGGTTTCATTGAGAGACTTCTCTAGCTTATTGGCTTCAACTGAGTTCTCACCGTATTCAGCCTTGGTCAACTCTAACTGTCGTTCTAAATTGGCAATCTGTTTCTCGACAATCTCTGACTGAGCCGCAACCTTTTTCTGAGCAAGGGCCAGTTTTTCAGATTCACTGGCATTACGACCTAGCTGACTTTCTTGCAACTTAAAGGAGGAAGCGACTTTCTCACTCTCTGATGCTAGTTGATTTTGTTCAGCTCCTAAAGCAGCTAGTTTACTTTTGTTGCTGGTGACACTGGAGCCATTTTGCTCCAAAGCTCGGTTGACACCCTCTAGCTTATTCTCATAGCTTTTGAGAGTGTTCTGAGTGATTTCGACCTCTCTTTGAAAAGCCCGATACTGATCAGCTCCGATTTTCCCGCTTTGAAACTGAGCTTCTACCTGAGATTGGGCTTGACGTAGTGTCTCTAGCTTCTCTTTGGTTGTTTGAACTTGCTTGGCTAAAACCTCTTGTTTCTGAGTTAAGAGAGTGACATTGCCTGTGTCAAATTTTAGCGCCTTATCAATTTGTTTCAGCTCTCGGCTTGCTTCTAAGGCTTCGTGATTTACCCCTTTTAGAGCTTTTTGTAAGGGCTGGGTATCGCCTCCAATTTCAATTGTGATTCCTTTAATGGTTCCAGCCATACCGTCACCTCCTTACCGCCACATCAAAAATTATCAAAGTCTACCTGCGTAGCCTTGCGAGTTCTATCTGCTTCTTTGGTACGCACTTCCACATAGTCTGTCTGATAGTCCAGTGCCATGCCAATCGTTATCTCTTTTAAATCTGACATGGATAGTCCTGTCTCTTTACAACAGTGAAGATAGGATTCTACCGTGAAGGTTTCGCTGCTCGCTTCTTCCGACGCATCGACTTTTTTCTGGTTGTCATCCCTTGATTTAACAATTCCATCAGAACCGGTCCTACTGTTTGAAGCGGAAATTCTTCTAGGCCCATAAAAAACTCTTCAAAAGGTTCAATTGATGGGTTAGCTGATTTGGCAAAAACCCAAAAGAGCCGGTGGAAAAACGTCATATCAAAATCCGCCAACATGCTAATATTTACATCCGATGCAGATAAAGTTTTGCCTTCTTCTAGCTGTTTAGCTTTTTTTAGAATTGACTCTGCCTGCAACATTTGAAACAGATCCTGAAAATAATCTTTCCCAAATTCTTTTTTATAGGCAATCGGTGTGTAAGCATTAGTAGCTAGCTCAATGTTCTTACCTGATAACTGAATCGTTTTCCTCATGATTAACCTCCTGGTTTCACAGTTGGTTCATAGACTTTTGCGAACCAAGTCTTTTTGACATCTTCTGGGGTATCCTCTGTGGTCCTGCGACGGACTAGCTTATCAAGCGGCCGAGGACTGGCTTTGAATTTCAATTCCACTTCATTGATGTCTGAACCGCTCTTTGTTTTAGAGGCTACTGTTGGCCGGCTTGCATAACAATAATAGAGCACATGGAGCGTTTCTTTCTTATCCCCTTCAAATCGAAACATCAAAGCAAAGTTTTTCTTCTCACTGCTTGCAATTTCTGAGATGACTTTACTCTGGGCATCAATCGTTTCTCCCAACACTCGAGTCAAAAATTCCTGTGTCAAAAGAGCCAGTTTCAGAGTTCCTTCATAGCCATCATTGGATTCTGTCGTATAAAAATTGATGTTGTCTGCTTTATAGGAACCAGAATCCCCTTGTGGCTCCAGGGTCAGCTCTGCGGCACCCCTGAGTCGCTCCACTGTCCCGTAGGTCAGTGCCCCATCATCTCCTTCTTTGGTTACTTCTGCCCAATGGACATCCTGCAAACCAAAGGTGACTTTATTTTTCTCCATCGGATTTTTCCTTTCTATTGGTTTAAATGATAAATGACCTGATACAGCTTTTCCGTATCCAGATAGGTTTCTTCCTTGTCAAAAAAGAGAGAATGAATGTCGAGTTTCGTTTCTATTTTCTCTTCTAAACCAAGGTCTTTTTTATCAGTATAAAGTTCCAGTCTGACTTGACTTCCTTTGTGATAAGCTAGATTATCTGCTCCATAATTCTGAGAAGCAGGAAACCAATACACCAAAAAGGGAGGAGCTGGACTATGCCCCTCCTCAAAATGATGATAGGCACATGACAGACCTAGACTGCTTAAAAATTGAAACCACTCATCTTTCTTCATAACTTCCCCTTCAAGCGTTCTTCAAATTGGCGAATCATCTTTTCTTCAACAGGAGCAATATGTCGAATTCCTTCAACCCTGCCACCGCCTCGTTTAGCATGTCCATTTTCTAAGAGATGCGTCAATCCTGGTGTGCGATTATAAATCGTTTTTGTCAAAGCTAGATTCGTTTCTTTAGTCGCAGTAGAGGTCCAGCCTCGTGCATATTTTCCCCGTTTTTTTGGAGAATGTTTCTTTAACTCATTAACAGCTTCCTTCGTGCTGTCTTCCACCACTGCTTTCACTGTTTCAGTAGACCTTTCCACATAATCTTCTAACTCCTTTTGAACAGCTCGAGCTAGGTCAGACGGGTCAATTGTTGCCATATTGTACCTCCTCTGTCGCATCTATCAGGATTATCTCCTGAGGATAAGTTAACGAATCAATGGCCTTGATATTATAAAACTTATCCTCAAAGCGAAGACGAGTGGTTTGACTATCCAACTCTCGAATGGAAGAGTCGTAGCGCAGCGTAAAGCGTAACTGATGAATATTCTTGACCATTACTGTTGTATTGCCTTCCGTTTCAAGAAGCACCTTGCAGGAACACCACCTAGAAAACAATTGCTGCCACTGACTGCTTTCATTGCCAATAGCATCTTGCACAATGACTCGTTTTTCAAAGAAAACCCGTTTGCTTAATGGAGCTATCTTCATCAGAACACATCCCTTCTGTGAGCAGAAAGAAGAGCCTTGAGGAGTTCTACCAAACTCTCCTGCCCTCCTTCTTCTCGGTGCTCGTAAAGATAAGCTGTCCCAAACAAAACAATCGTCTGAAGGAAGTCAACTTCTTTCTCCTCCGTCACTTCCTCCAGATTCTTGCGTAGGATACTGGAACACAACTCTTCACTGGCAGAAGTCATGACTTGAATCAAGTGGTCATCCTCTGAGTGTTCGACTCTCAGATAGTTCTTTGCTTCCTCCAAACTAATCTTCATGAGAAGCCTCATTTCATGGTCAAGACTTTAACCGCTTCATTCAGAATCAACTTGCCGTCCACGCGCTGACTAGCAAGAAAGCCAACTTGACCGCTTTCTGCATAGAGTTCATTCAGGCGCTTAAAGGAACGTCCTTGACGGTCCGCAATCCAGTAGTAAGAAAAGTCACCGAAAGCCAAAACTTTTTTACCTGTATCAATGCTTGGCACAAAGCTAGAGGTGAAATAAGGACGATTCAGAATCATATCTGGTACACCAGCTTGAACAGATGGCTGCCAAATATAGTTGCCGTTATTGTCCTTGAGTTTCCGTAAAGCTTTTACGGTGGAGTCGTTCAAAATCCATACTGCATTTTTCCGATAAGGTGATTTAAGCGAGTGATACAAATCCATGACATCGTCAAAGGTAATCGTCGCACCACCACTAGTCGCCCCTTCAGTGACCGTTTGAAAAATTCCAGTTGGCTTACCTGTTCCATCACCAATCAGAAAAGCTTCTTCTTCCTTCACACCAATACGACGAGCAAATTCATTAGCCATATAGCTTTCCAAATCAAAGACGGAATCATAGAGCAGCTCATCAGAAATCTTAATAGCTGTTCCAACCTTATGGGAACCAAGCGTTACTTGACTAAAGGTATCTTCTGATTCCTTGAACTTAGAGTTCTCATCCATCCAAGTGGCTTCACCGTTCCCTGACACAACTGGAATCTTCCGCTCCCCGCTTGAAGTCTGAATGACCGTTGCAAGACTCCGCATGAAGTTTTCTTCTTGAAGAGCCTGGATCAGACGTTTCTCATACTCATCTGGAACCAAGTAACCGCCACGTGAGTCGTCTCCAATACTGAGGGTATTTTCGATATCATAGAAGTTTTTCTTGCGGATATTGTTCCAAAAAGCTGTGTTATAGGCTTTAGAGGAACGTCCGCCTTTTGGATTTCCTCCGCCTACAGTTGGATTGGCGACAATGGCTTGACTAACCGGACTGGCTAATTCCTTGTCCAGTGCTTCCTGCCGCTCCAAGCGTTCAATCTCTTTACCAAGGCGAACAACCTCATCTTCCATTTCTTCATAACGGGCCGTATCTTCTACAGAAACCAGCCCCTTATCATCCCGACAGGTATCCAGAAAGCTTTTTGCTTTCTCCCATACCTGTGCTCGTTTTTCTCTTAATTCTAGAATGTTTCTCATGATTCTTCCTTTCTTATTTCAAGAGTGACAATCGTTTCTCTAACTGAGAAACTGGTGTTTTGGGCTGAGGTTTTTTATCAGCCAATTTTAAAAGCAGCTGGTTGGTCACCGCTGCTTGACTAAACATCATACTTTGAACCGTCCCATCTTCATGAGGTGCAGACTCATACAAAATAGAATCCGCAAATCCAAGTTCAAGAGCCTTCTTGGCATTAAACCAAGACTCAGCATCCATCAAGTGGGACAACTGCACACGAGACAAGCTAGTCTTAATTTCGTAGGCATTGAGAATAGACTCTTTGACTTCCGATAACATAGCAATGGCCTTCTCCATTTCTTTAGAGTCCCCAATTGCGACGGTCATCGGATTGTGAATCATCATCATAGCTACCGGACTCATATTGACGGTGGTTCCC